CTTCAACCGTTGTCGATTCTATTCTAGCAATTCCAGTTCTTTTATATCTGAAAAAAGTTTCAAAACGATCTGGATTTGTTTCCCCTCTTTGAACTGAACAGCTTTCTTTTGAAAATTCTGGTTCAGTGATTAACGCTCTATTTGCTAAATCTTCAAAATAATCAGATAAAACACTTTGCCATTGTCTCGGCTTAATAGTTCTTTGAGCGTCGCTTACTTGATCGTCTGCTATAATAACGTGATCTTTTACGCTTAGAGTTTCTAAAATCCCATATCCTTCTCTGACATTGAAATCAATATTTAAATTTCTAGGATAAGCGTATTGTAAAGGAATTTCGCCTTCTGGATGATATGTTGTAACTAAATCCTGAACCTTATATGCTCCGTTTTCCAAAATAACAGTTGAGCATCCCTTTTTAACCAAGAAATCCCTATTATTATAGTCTGACATGTCACCAATATCTCCTGATGCTGGCGAAGGCATGTCTGGATAACTTTGATTATTTACCGTTAATTGAGGAGTGTCTTGTGCTATTCTTGCGAATATTGCAACCATGTTTGAAGCGGCTTCCCATGTGCATCCATCTGATTTTGGAGCTGGGCAAAGCACGTTAGTAACCTGACTGATTCTGTCCGTGGCTCCTGTTATTGCTACCAAATCGTCCTTATCATCTAAAGTGCTACCGAAAAAAGCTAAAGAAGGTTTAAAATCAATCGGATTATACCTTCCAGTTGGTGTTGTTCCATAGGGTATACCATTAAATTGTTCAAAAGCTTCCAGCTTATCAATATAAGGATTAATTATAGAAGTGTACCAAGTTGATCCAAATTGAGCGAGGCTAGACGCTAAATCTACAGTACCAGCTCCTTCAGTCCTATCTGTTTGCAAATAAGTAATTCCAGCAGCGTCACCTTCGTTGCTTATTACTACATTACCTTCCTTGCTTGTCGCTCCCTTCCATTTAGTTGTAAATGTAACCACAGCCCCCGTTGAAGTTGCTGTAAATCCAGAACCTAAAACCGAGTTGACAGCCAGGGCAATCTTGGCCGCTATAACAGTTGGAGTGTCGTCTTTTACGACTGAATAATCATAGGTCTGAAAATCTAAATTATCCCTTCCATTTACTTTTAATGTATGCGTGGCGTTTTTTGTTGCATTGCCTGAGACCGTCCATTCTATCGCCGTAGCGGTTGAATCGTTGGCGGTTTCTTGAGGAAAAACTATTGTCGGAATGCCCGCTACTCCTGGAGAGTTTATAGGGCGTAAAATTCTTAAAATTTGATGAATTGGACTACCAAACCCATAAAGTTCTCCAGCTTCTTGAGCGGAGGTGACTTCCTTTTTTACGGTATCTAAAGTCCCTTGGTTCGCCGTATTCGCTTCTCCAAATATTGCAATAATTTGGTTTAGATTTGCGCTGGTATCGTTAAAGAATCCTTTAGTGATTCTGTAACCAGCCACTCTGGCTCTACGCTCTAAACCTACTGCCGTTGAAATTGCTGCCATAGTTTTTTTTATTTTTAATTAATTGATTAATTCATATTTGTAACCTAATTCTGTATTCGATAATTTTACGTTTGTATTGTTTTGAGTTATTAAAACCCCTTCCTCAACCTTGTAATCTTGATAAAATCTGACTTCATGATTAATCCTAGCCATACTAACAAAGCTTCCGTCTTGATTATTGTTTGGCTCATAAGGTTCGATATTTTGAACATTTGAAGACATTATAAAACCAGGAACAAAGCCTAAGGTAACGTAAAAAGTACTTTGCAAAATCGCCTTAATTTGAAAAGTTATTTTATCACGTAAATTTGTACTAATTAAATCCCCTCTTTTTGTTGAGGTTTGTTTTGCTGTGGCCCATGTGTCGATAGTGAAAGTTCCCGTTTCTTGAGAACCATGTTGATTTATAGATTCTGGATTTAAACTTTCAAACCTTACATTAATGACTAATATTTCTGCTTTATCAATTGGAACCATTCTATCAACAAAAACATTAATTGGAAAAGTATCTGATTGCAATACTTTTTGATTCTCCAATTCCGTTTTAAGGATAGCAGCAATTTGATGCTTTATTAATTCAGTTCCCGAAGGTTCAATAATAGTGTTAATCAGTGCCATAATCGCCTAATATACAAGTTATCATTCCAAGAGTTTCGTCTGGAAAGTTTTCAGTAATAACGTAATTTCTTAAATTACCAGTTGAATCTTTTACATTTACTAAGTGATTCAGTAAATTAACTTCATTATTATTATCCCTAGGGTTATAATTTTTACTTAACAAATCGGCTTCATCTAAACAGACGTGAGCGTTTTTACTATTAATTGGCAAACCATCGGAATCAAAATTTATATGATGCTTAGAAGCTAAACCATCAGTTTCGATAGTCAAGCCGCTAACTGGGTGAATTAAAGTGATTGTTTCACTAAATCCGCCTTTCATAATTTTTTTGGCTAAACTTCTGGCTTTTGCTAATAGTTTTCCGCTCATTGTTTATTTCTTAGTTGATTTGGGTTTTTTATCATCCTTTGGCTCTTTTTTTACCTCTTCAACAAAACCTCCTTTAAGGCTTTCTGCGAGGTTTACAAATTTTGATTCATTTACAATTTCGCCCTTTACGGCAATTTTGTTATTTGCTAAAAGATGCTTAAAAGTTTTAATTTTATACTGTTTCATCTGTTTTTTTATTAAGGCGGTTTTTACGCCGCCGTTAAATTATACTTATTGCTGCGCTTTCACTAAGCGAGTACCTGAGCTGTATAGATTCTATCTATTGTTATTGGCATTGCCAATGGAGCAGATGTGATTTCAAGAGTTGAACTCATCGTTTTTGAATCTGAATAAGCTCGCAAAAGAAACTCAGCTTCTGTTATAGATGGCATGGCTGCGTTTTCGCCACCTATTTGACGGTCCACCATATTAGGTAATCCTCCAAAAACTGTTTTTGCCATAAAATCATCTGGTATAAATACCGCTTTATTTGCGTCTAAATAATACGCTGTAGTTCCGTCTGCTTTTGTGTATTTCTGATTATAAGTCCAAAGATTAATATTGAAATCACCTGCGGAAACTTGACCATGGAAAGCAAATCCTGTTACGGCATTAAACTCTGGAGATTGAACATCCGCTCGGTTTATTCTTCTGTTATTTGCCTTTTCTTCAAATTTCGGATTTGTAAGCAAAGCGGCTAAACCTTCTCCGCGCATTACCATGTTAAGCGTCATTGAAGAACTTGCTCCAACGTCTCTTAAAAAAGTACCTGCGTTTTTTAGACTAGCTAAAGGGTCAGCAGAAGCATTGGTGAAGTATTGACTAGCTCCTAGGTCAACCATTGAAGCTGCCTTTCTCTTATAGTCAATTGAATCACCATTGATTAGCTCAACGATTCCCGTTTGCATTACATCCGCTTGCTGCTTTCTAATTGATCTCTCAATTTTAGATCGCATTTTACGAATTTTTTTTAATGCATTTTGAGCTATAATTGCGTTAACATTTGAATTTTCCAATCCAACCCCTAAAGCAATAGTTGACATATACACTTCGTCGTTTTGAAAGTCGTATTCCTCTCTAAAATATGGAGGTTGAAATTTCTTTTCAGTAACAATACTAAATTTATTCTTGTTACCTTCTGTAAATCTTTTTACGTCTACGGCGATGCTATCGTTATCCCGTTGAACTTCTAAATCTACTTGCAAAGTCATTGCGGTTTCCCTAGGAAAGAATCCTGAAAATCCCGCTAAAACTGGTTTATCCTCTACGAAGGTTCCAACGACTTTACTCGCAATTGTTTTCGTATGGTTTTGAATTGTGATTGCCATTAGTTATCTATTTTTGTTTGTTCTTGGACTGCAAATATTACAAATCCTAAATCATTTAATACGTCTCTTAACGCCTTATTACCTACTGTGGTGTCAAGCGTTACACCTGTTGGTAGTTGTAATAAACCTCCATCAATATCTCCGCGGATTGCGTAATCAATAGCTACCGTTGCATCGTTATCGGCTAGAATGGTTGTATCCATAAAAGTAATTCCCAAGACATCAGCTAAATTACTAGCTGTTGCTAATGTTAGTTGACCAGCAGTGTCAGTATCTCTGACAACTAATTGACCGATTGTAGCGGTTTGAGAAGCTTCTGGATCTGTCTTATTTGCTAAAACACCTTTCGCAAATCTAACACCGTATAGGAATAGATTTTTTCTGATATAATCAACTGTTGATTGATTATTTGTTGCATCTCTTTGTGTTGCTGTAATGCTCATAGTTTATTTGAGTTTAAAGTTAAATGCTGAGTTTAGTTCCTTTTGTTCATCGGAAAGTCCAGCATCAAGAGTTGATTCCCCAGTTTGTAAATCTATATTAGATTCTTTTTCTAGTTGCTCAACTGTTTT